TACCTTGCTTCGTACTCAATGGCTGTTTACACGGGCGCGGGCCCATTTACGTACTTGCTGAACAAGGATGTGAACTTCATTCGTGAAGCCTATCCAACACCGACTGACACTGGGACACCCAAGTACTACGCTCTGTTCGGCCCGACAGTCTCTAGTTCTGTAATCAGTACTGAGCTTTCGTTCATCCTCGGGCCTACGCCCGATGCAGCCTATTCGGTAGAATTGCATTTCTACTATTACCCTGAGTCCATTGTTACGGCATCCACCACATGGTTGGGCGACAACTTCGACACCGTGCTGCTATATGGGTCGTTGATAGAGGCGTACACATTTATGAAGGGTGAGCCCGACTTGGTTGCGTTGTACGATACTAAGTACAAAGAAGCCCTCGCACTGGCTAAACGTCTGGGTGATGGCATGGAGCGTCAAGACGCTTACCGCAGCGGTCAGTATAGGCAGGCGGTGACATGAGCATTGTTCAGACGCAGACCACCAGCTTCAAGAAGGAGTTGTACGAGGCCGTCCATAACTTGTCCACAAACACACTTAAGATTGCGCTCTACACGGGTAACGCCAGCTTGAACGAAGACACCACGGTCTACTCAGCAACCAACGAGGTTGTAGCGTCTGGCTATACAGCAGGCGGTAACACGCTGACTGGGGTGACTATCAGTTCCTCGGACTACACAGCCTATGTAAATTTTGCAAATACAGCTTGGACGGCTGCAATCACGGCCCGGTGCGCTCTGATTTACAACTACACCCAAGGCAATAAATCCATTGCAGTGATTGACTTCGGGGCGGACAAAACATCGACCACGACCTTTACAATCACTATGCCTGCCAACACCTCCACCACCGCACTTATCAGGAGTTCAAATTGATTATTACTACGACCAAAGGCGAGATGGACGACTCCCTGTTAGAGCATCGTTCCGGTGAAGTGGACAACGACAATGAGTTCACTACGTGGACTGAGTATTGGCTGGATGGTGAATTGGTTCACCGGTCTGTGCATGTGACGCTGAAGAAAGTGCCCAGCTTTGCTGGCGGTGAAACGGCTTCTTTTTAAGGAAATATCGTGGCAAACACCCAATCAATGTGTACCTCATTTATGAGCGAACTAATGCTGGGCCAGCACCAGCTTGGCACTTCTACTATTGTGTCTCGCGGCAGCTTGACCTCGCCCACCACAGACACGCTTAAAGCGGCCTTGTACTTGGTTTCAGCCACTTACAACGCTTCAACCACGGCATATTCAACTACTGGAGAAGTTTCTGGTACGGGATACACGGCGGGTGGTGTAACGGTAACGAATGCTACGGCTCCAACCTCAACCAACAGTTCAGCGACTGCGGGGGTAGCGTTTTTTACACCGTCTGCGTCAATTACATATACGACGGTCACTTTAGCTACAGCGTTTGATACCGTATTGCTGTACAACTCTACGCAAAGTAATAAGGCTATAGCTGTTTACACCTTCGGTTCTCAGACTATTACGGCTGGTACGTTCACCCTGACCATGCCTGCTAATACGACGACGACCGCCTTACTGCGCTTGGCTACAACCTAAAGCGGAGCGGCTACAAGCCGTTTAAACCATGTTTGGTATCTCCGCCTACGCCCAAGCGCCCTATGCGGCATTAGGGACAAGTGATGTTATCGCTGTCCTGACAGGGGTAAGCGCGTCTGGTGCAGTTGGTACGCTGACTCCGTCGATTACGGTAGCCCTGACAGGTGTGTTTGCGGCAGGGAATATAGGGTCAGTAGTTGCGGCTCAATCGATTGCGCTGACCGGTGTATCGGCATCGGGAGGTGTTGGTACGGTAGCGGTAACAAGCACTGTAGCCCTGACCGGAGTGTCTGCTGCGGGCGCGGTGGGAACGGTAACTCCAGTTCAGTCCTTTCCGGAAACCGGCGATGTAGCTACAGGTGAAGTCGGTACTGTCGGAGTTGCAATCTCGATAGCACTGACTGGGGTATCTGCTGATGGTGGAGTGGGTACGGTTGTACCGGGTCAAGCAATTGGCGTTACAGGCAATGCCGCTACAGGCAACGTAGGTTCTGTTGGGGTAACAAAGTCTTTTGGTTTGACTGGGGTCTCAGCCTCTGGCTTAACAGGTGATGTGGTCAAGATTTTTTGGACAACCATCGTAGACAGTCAAGATGCAAACTGGCAAAATATAGACGATAGCCAAACAGCAAACTGGGGGTTGATTGATACGTCAGAGACCCTCGACTGGGTTTTAATCGACACGGCTTAGGAAACATATGGCTTTTGTACTTGCAGACCGGGTAAAGGAAACTACCACCACGACGGGTACGGGGACTATTACGCTCCTCGGAGCCTCCACTGGCTTTCAGTCCTTTGCTATTGTTGGCAACGGTAATACAACGTATTACACAATTGCAGGCCAGACCGGTTCTGAGTGGGAGGTTGGGATTGGTACGTACTCAACATCCGGTACAACCCTCGCCCGCACTACGGTTATATCAAACAGTTCGGCTACACAGCCTTCAGCTTTAAGTTTTTCCGCTGGCACGAAGGACGTATTCGTCACTTATCCTGCTGAGTTCACAGCTAACGCTATTGGCGGGGGGATTGGTGCAGTTCTTCTTAATGCAGATACAGCCACTGTTAATGGAACAATTTCCACAGGGCAAAACGGTTTGAGTGTGGGGCCAGTCACCCTAGCGTCGGGTGTATCCATCACAGTCTCCAGCGGTCAACGCTGGTTGGTCTTATAAGGACAGAACATGGCATCAACTATCTCCGCAGGCACAACCAGCGCAACGGCGCTAGTACATACAGCCGACACTTCTGGCGCGTTGGTATTGCAGACCAACAACGGCACGACTGCGCTCACACTCAGCACAGCACAGAACGCCACCTTTGCTGGGACGCTCACAACAGCAGCACAGGGTATTGCAAAGGCATCTTTGCCAGCAGGGGCGGTGTTGCAGGTGTTAAGCACGACTAAAACAGATACATTTTCAACTGCTACTACAACTTCATATGTTGACATAACAGGACTTTCTGTATCAATAACGCCCACTTCAGCCACCAGTAAAATCTTAATATTTTTTAGTGTATCGATAGGCCCAACGGATGTGGTGTCTGTTCAACTTCTTAGAAATTCAACAGCAATCTGTTTAGGTGATAGCGGTGGTGGTAGTAACAGATTTCAAGCAACATCAGGCGGTGTAGCTGTAACCAATGGAGATAAGGTGTTTCCAACAGCCACTAATTTTTTAGATTCTCCCGCAACCACTTCAGCAATTACATATAAACTTCAAATGCGAAATTGGACTGGGACAAGCTATGTTAATAGAACTCCTAATAATACCGATGCAGCTTACACCTCAAGTTCCTCAAGCACAATCACAGTCATGGAAATAGCAGCATGAACCACAAAGCAATATACGCTCTTTACCCCAATGTGGTTTCAGTTGACGACGGTGCTGGTGCGTTTGACAAAGACGGCAACAAGGTAGAAATCGACCTTGTCGCAGTTGCTGCTTGGGTAGACCCCAATGCGTACAAATACAAACGCGCTGCGGAATACCCAACAATAGTTAACCAGCTTGACCTGATGTATCACGGCGGTATGGACGCATGGAAGACCGCCATTCAAGCCGTCAAAGACAAGTACCCAAAGGGCTAACCCATGACCACAACAATCAACGCCAGCAATTCGGGGTCAGGCGGCTTAGTCCAAACCGCAGATGCCTCGGGTATCCTTGCCCTGCAAACAGCAGGAACCACAGCGGTCACCATCAGCGCGGCCCAAGTGGTAACGCTTGCCAATGCGCTATTGCCAGCTTCGGGCGGTACAGGCGGCGCTAGTTTTACGGCAAATAACGTGTTGTTGGGCAATGGCACAAGCGCATTTCAAACTGTAGCCCCAAGCACATCGGGTAATGTTCTGACCAGCAATGGCACAACATGGACAAGCGCCGCTGCTGGTGGTTTTGGTGTCGGGCAGACGCTTACAAACTTCTCTTCTTCGGGTAGGGCAATGGATACTACCTACACAAACTCAACAGGCAAACCAATTTCTGTGATGTTTAGCCCCGTTGCTTCGGCTAATTTATTTGCCTATGCGGTAATTGATGGGAATAACGTGGAGTTCCAACAATTTACCCCAAGCGGTGGAGGTGGTTGCGCGGCGTTTTTTATTATGGTTCCCAATGGTTCTACATACAGAATGACTAATGCTGGAAATGCATCCATCGGCTTATGGTGGGAATGGAGATAAGCATGAAACACTACAAAGACAGCAACGGTGAAGTTTTTGCTTACGAAGAAGACGGGTCGCAAGACCACCTCATCGGGGACAAAGTCAGCATCACTGATGCAGAAGCCAATAGCCTGAACGAAGCAAACTACCAGCAACGGTTGGCTGCATACGACTACGCCAAAAGACGATTGCTTGAGTACCCCCCGGTAGCAGACTACATCGACGGCGTAGTCAAGGGTGACCAAGCGCAGATTGATAAGTACATTGCCGACTGCTTGGCGGTCAAAGCCAAGTACCCGAAAGGCTAACCCATGACAGTCATCATCAACGGCACGACTGGTACGCTCCAGAACTACGACTACCTAGTCCCGACTACGGGGTTCTCATACACGTTCAGCACCTACAACACGCTGATACTAAATCCTGCCGGTACGTTGGCAACTGGAACCATTACGATGCCCGCAAGCCCCAGCGATGGCATGATTGTCACGTTTAGCAGTACGCAACAAATTACCGCGTTAACAGTCGCCGCTAATACAGGGCAGACGCTGAACAATACGCTCACTAAAATTGTGGCGGGGCAGTCAATGTCCTATGTGTACCGGTCTGCGTCCACTGCATGGTTTGTATTTAATACCGCGCTCTCAGCCAGCATGATAAGCAGTGTTCTTGGATATATTCCGGTTGATTATCTTGTTGTAGCTGGCGGGGGTGGGGGCGCTACAACTGCTGGAAGCGGTGGCGGTGCGGGGGGTATGCTGACAGGTAATTTACCAATAAGCGTTGCTGCGGGGGTTTTATACGGAATTACTGTTGGAGCGGGTGGGGCCGGTGGAACCTCTGATGGAACTAATGGTCAGCAAGGTAGTAACTCGGTATTTAGTACGTTTTTAACAGCACTTGGCGGCGGGCTTGGGCAGCATGGTAGTAATGGCACTGATGGAGGTTCTGGCTCTGGCGGCGGATATGCTACTGGGTCACCCATACCCCATCTTGGTGGTTCTGGAACATCAGGGCAAGGAAACGCCGGAGGTCTTGGTGGCACAGTGGCTGCGCCTAGTTATCCTTGCGGCGGCGGTGGTGGGGCAGGAGCAGTTGGGGGCAGTGTGACTGCGGCATCTGCTACAGGAGGCAATGGGGGCGCAGGGTTAGCTTCCTCCATTACAGGTTCATCTGTAACTTACGCTGGCGGTGGCGGTGGAAGCGGTGCTGGAGGGACAACTGGCGGGACTGGTGGCGGTGGTAATGGTGGCACGATTTCATCGGGCAGGCAGAACGGCACTGTAAATACTGGCGGCGGCGGTGGCGGCGGTGGAGCGGCAAACAACGGGCAAGGTGCTGGTGGGTCTGGCATTGTGATACTTAGATATTCCGACTCATATGCCGCTGCAACTACAACAGGCTCTCCTACTGTCACGGTTACCGGCGGGTATCGCATTTACCAATTTACCGCTAGTGGGACAATCACTCTCTAAGGACAAACATGGCACATTTTGCAAAAGTATCAAACGGCGTAGTGGTTCAAGTCATTGTGGCTGAACCCGAGTTCTTCCAGACGTTCGTGGACACAAGCCCCGGCGAGTGGATTCAGACCAGCTACAACACCCACGGCGGGCAACACCCCGAAGGTCGTCCGTTGCGTAAAAATTACGCAGGCATTGGTTACACCTACGACCGCACCCGCGACGCTTTCATCCCCCCTAAGCCCTACGCAAGCTGGACGCTGAACGAAGACACCTGTCTATGGGATGCGCCAACACCGATGCCTGTTGATGGTTTTAGTTTATACAATTGGGATGAATCAACCACTTCTTGGGTCGCCGTATGACAACTGCATATACCTCCTACTTGGGCCTTGCCCTTCCCGTAACGGGCGAACTGTCCGGCACATGGGGCGCTACGGTCAATGACAACATTACCCAGTACCTCGACGCTGCCGTCGCAGGTACAAACACGTTCAGCAGCGACTCCGATGTCACGCTGGTCAAAACCACCAATGCGTCATTGACTGGCACATCTTCCCAGTATGCAGTCCTGCTTTGGACGGCTGGAGGCACGGCAACCCGCACCATCATTGCTCCGGCAGCATCGTCAGGTAGCCGTCAGTTCTACATCGTCATCAACAAGACCTCCAGTTCACAATCCATCAAGCTGTGCGGCGCGGGGCCGACTACAGGGGTAACAATCACTGCAAACAACTCGGCTATTTGCGCATGGAACGGCGTTGATTTTATTCAAATAGCGGGCCTTGTAAACCTAGCTACCAATGTCACTGGTACTTTGCCGGTAGCCAACGGCGGAACAAGCTCCGCAACGCTAACAGCCAACAACGTCCTACTTGGTAATGGTACATCTGCTTTGCAGGTTGTAGCTCCCGGAACTGTTGGTAATGTACTTACCAGCAACGGAACAACTTGGACTAGTGCGGCAGCAATGCCTGTCGGTTCGTTCCTGTGGCACACAGCATCGTCAGTGCCAACAAGCTACCTAGAGGCAAACGGTGCGGCTATTTCCCGTTCAACCTACGCAGCGTTGTTTGCGGTCATCAGCACAACATACGGCGTTGGCGATGGGTCTACAACCTTTAATGTGCCTGATGTGCGCGGGTACTTTATCCGTGGGTATGACAATGGTAGGGGTGTAGATAGTGGGCGTGCATTTGGCTCTAATCAACTAGCTACCCATGTTGGAACTATTCAAGATAGCCGTACGGTGCAACAACTTTCTGCGCAAACACAAGGCGATGCTATTACTACTTCACCGGAAACATATTACGTAATGAGCGGCTATCAAAATACGACTAGCACTACTACCGGCGGTGCATTTGTTGGTTCACGCCCAATCAATATTGCGTTCTTGCCTTGCATTAGGTATCAATAACCATGAAAACCGTAATTCAACTAACTGCTGACGGCTACTACTCTGGGCTGGTTACCGCCCATGAGTCTCCTTTGGAGCCGGGTGTTTACCATTACCCAGCTAATTCGGTGGACGCACCGCAACCTAATATTCCAGCCAATCATCTGGCAAAGTGGGCTAACGGGCAGTGGGCCTACGAAGAGATTGTTCCGTACGTTGTACCCAAGCCAACAGTCGAGGCTTTGCAGGCCCAGTTGACCGCACTGCAAGCGCAGATTGCAACCTTAACAAACCCCTAAACATCGTGCTTGACCAGCTTGTCTCTGCTGAAAACCCGTGGCCCAATACCGAGACAAAGGTGGTGCTGGTCTGCCGTACCCCTAAGAAGGATGACAAGCCAAGTACGAACGAGTTTGTAGGCAAAGACGGACAAATCTGCCGCTGGGTAGTTGTGGACAAGAAATAGGAGTTTTATGATTGACCCATTTACAGCTTTTGCCCTTGCCCAAGGTGCGGTAGCCGGTATAAAAAAGCAGTTGCTCTTGGTAAGGACATCCACAGCTTATATAAAGAATTCAGCAGTTTTTACCAAGCAGCAGATACAGTTCATCTAGCAAGCAGTAAAGCGCGGATTGCTAGTATAGGTAAGACGGATGCACAGATTGGTTCTCAAGCTCTACAGATTGCACTGGCATCCAAGGCGTTGCGAGAGAGCGAAAAAGAACTGAAGGACATACTCTTTTATAGCGGTAATGCTCCGGTCTGGGAAGAGATGATGTCGGAGCGGACTAGGTTGACAAAAGAACGCAACACGTTGGAGAGAGAAGAAGCGGAACGCAAACAGAAGGACAAAGAAATGAAGGTGACGATCATTATGAATACGCTTTGGATTTCCGGCGCATCCGCTATCATCGTGCCACTGGTCAGTGTCGCGTTTCACGTTATCACAAATAGGGGCTTCTAATGATTCCAATCATCGGTGCATTGCTGGGTACACTCGCTGAAAACGGTCTGACTCTGCTGTCCTCGGCAATCCAAGCTAAGGGCAAAGAAGTCGTAGAGAACACCCTGGGCATCAAGATACCCGACAACCCCACCCCTGCGGATGTTGAGCGCCTGCGCGAGTTGCAGTACCAGCATGAGGAGCGCTTGATTGAACTTGGCATTGAGAAAGCCAAGCTGGAAATGGCTGAACTGGAACTGCTTGCCAAGGCTGCGCAGGCCGATGCCGACAACATCACAGACCGTTGGCAGGCAGATATGACTAGCGACTCTTGGCTGTCCAAGAACATCCGACCGATGAGCTTGATTGCTATCTTCGTCATGTACTCCGTGTTTGCCATGATGAGCGCGTATGGCTACAACGCCAATGAATCCTATGTAACCCTGCTGGGGAATTGGGGAATGCTCATCATGGGTGCTTATTTTGGTGGGCGTACTATTGAGAAGCTGGCAGACATGAGAAGCAAAAAATGAGCATCTTCATTCCCGTCCTCTACATCTGCATGAACTCACACTGCGAGTTTCTGCAACAGCTTACCCACTACACTGACAGGCAGCAATGCATGACAGCCGTGCGGTCAAAGAAACAGGATTACATTGATATGGGTGCGACGGTAGACGCAACGTGCATTGACCTAGTTGTTCAAAAAAGGGGTTTGTATGAGTCTTAGTAAAGAACAAGCAGCGTTTCTGTTGGATATGTGCAAGCTGATTCAGCACGCCACAGACACAGGTTTCATGGTCACAGGCGGGGAACTCGCCCGCACGCCCGAACAGCAGGCCATCTACGTCAAAACAGGTCGTAGTAAGACGATGAACAGCATTCACTTGAAGCGGTGCGCGATGGACTTGAACTTCTTCCGTGATGGCAAAATCATCTGGGATAAGGGTGTTCTAGCTCCGCTTGGTGCGTACTGGGAAACCTTGCACCCCAAGAACCGTTGGGGCGGCAACTTCCGCTCCTTGGTAGACTGCCCGCACTTTGAGCGCAACGTGTAAACATGCCATTACAAAAAGTCATCCTCAAACCCGGTGTAAACAGGGAGAACACCCGCTACACCAACGAGGGTGGGTACTACGAATCTCAAAATGTTCGTTTTCGTCAAGGCATGCCCGAGAAGATTGGCGGGTGGCAACGCATCTCTTCTAACACCTACACAGGTGTGTGCCGTTCATTGTGGAACTGGACAACTCTGACCGGGGCTAATTTGCTAGGCGTAGGTACAAACAACAAATTCTTTATTGAAGACACCGGGGCGTACTACGATATCACCCCTATCCACACAACCACTGCGCTTGCTGCAAACCCTTTTGCCACTGTAAACACCACTACGGCGGTCACTGTTACCGATAACAGCTACAACCCGCAGGTCGGGGACTTCGTTATTTTCTCTGGTGCTACCACGTTCAATGGTGTGACCATCAGCGGGGAGTATGAAGTCAAGACTGTGCCGACTGGTACAACCTACACCATTACTTCGGCTACAACAGCTACAGGCACAGGTTCGGGCGGTGGTTCAGTGGCTTTTGCGTCCTACATACTTCACCTTGGTGCTGCTACAAATGCGTCTTTTGCTGGATGGGGCGGCAATGCTTGGAGTACTGGTAACTGGGGTGGTTTAGGCTACGCTAGTACATCTACTTTGGCACTCTGGTCACAGTGGAACTTTGGGCAAGACTTGGTGTTTGGCCCCAAACAAGGCAAGCTGTACTACTGGGATGCGGCCCCGGCGGTCAACTTGGCAGTTCCTACCACCGTAACTATTTCCAACGCCACCCCAGCGGTGGTTACGCTGACTGCAAACACGACCACACCAATTACCAGCGGCACAGCAATTATGTTCCAGACGACTGGGGCGTTGCCTTTGTCGCTCGTTCCTTACACGGTGTACTACGTCACCCAAGTCACTCCTACCACTTACAAACTCTCTACTACCTATGCAAACTACGTAGCTGGCACGTTCATAGCCACAAGCACCGCAGGGTCTGGGACGCACAGTCTGTCCCCACGAGGTATTGCAGTTGCAGATTTACCCGCGGCTTCTAGCGTGCCGCTCCAACAAAACAGCACCTTGGTGTCCGATACCAGCCGGTTTGTATTCTGCTTCGGGGCTAACCCTTTTGGAAGCACGACTTACGACCCTATGACCATCCGATGGTCTGACCAAGAGAGCGTGGTGGAATGGGCTCCTGCAATTACCAACCAAGCAGGTGAAGTACAACTATCCCGTGGCTCCAAAATCGAGTCCGTACTTCAAAGCCGACAAGAAATTCTTGTATGGACTGATGCCGCAATCTATGCATTGCAATACCTTGGCCCGCCGTATGTGTGGGGCAATCAACTTCTGTCAGACAACATTTCTATTGCCAGCATGAACGCCGCTGCTTACGGAAGCGGTATAGCTTATTGGATGGGGAAAGACAAGTTTTACAAGTACGACGGGCGGGTTCAAACCCTGCGCTGTGACTTACTTCGGCATATCTTTAACAACATCAACACTAGCCAGTTTGACCAAGTGTTCTCTGGTACAAACGAAGGCTTCAATGAGGTTTGGTGGTTCTATTGTTCACAGAACAGCACAACCGTTGACAAATACGTTATCTACAACTACACAGAAGATATTTGGTACTACGGGTCTATGGCTCGCTCTGCGTGGCTGGATACTGCGTTAAGAAACTATCCAGTAGCTGCTACCTACGTAAACAACCTTGTCTACCATGAGTACGGTGTGGACGACAACACAACCGGAATTATTGCACCCATTGAAGCATCTATCACCTCCGCGCAATTTGATATTGGGGACGGGCACAACTTTGCGTTTGTGTATCGCATGATTCCTGACTTGACGTTCCGGGGGTCTACAAGCGGTACAACGCCACAAGTGACCATGTATCTACAGGGCCTAAACAACTCAGGCTCTGGCATCACGCAAACCGGCAACGCTAATGTGGTCAACACAGGCTCTGCCCCGTCAGTTATTGAAGTAGATGAATTTACCGGACAGCTTTACATCCGTATCCGTGGTCGTCAGATGCAGATGAAGATTACTTCTAATACGCTTGGTACGCAGTGGCAGCTTGGCGCTCCCCGTATAGATTTGCGTCAGGACGGCAGGCGCTGATGGCTACCTACGAAAAAAATCTCCGCCCACCACAGCAGCCTCGCTTACCTGCGGCTACGCCTGATTACGACCCTAGCTACATGGGGCAGCTTAATAGCGTCCTGCGGCTGTACTTCAACCAGCTAGAAAACGCTTTTGCAGCGTTACTGGACAGCAGCGGGGGCTCGTATCTACGCAACCCATACGGCGCATTCTCCAGCGACCAAGACCAGACCGCCACGGCAAACACAGCCACGTTGATGACGCTTAACACTACGGACTTCAGCAATCAGGTCAGCATTGCAAGTTCAAAAATCACAGTGCAGAACGCAGGCATTTACAACTTGCAATTCAGCACACAGTTCCAAAACACCGACACTGCGTTTCAAGACGTTTACATCTGGCTACAGCAAAACGGCGTAGATATTTCTGGCTCAACAGGTTTTGTGTCTATCCCGAACAGGCATGCTGGAACGAACGGGCATGCAATTGTTGGCTGGAACTACTTCCTGTCTATGGAGGCAAGTGACTACGTAGAGATTTACTGGTCTGTACCCACCACCGACGTTTCTATTCAACATATTGCTGCATCAGGTAGCCCAACCAAGCCATCCACACAGTCTGTGGTAGCTACAATGTCATTTGTTTCCGCGCCTCCTATAGCCGCCGTCTAAGGACTATTTATGAGCCTTCAACTTGTCGCCAATCACCTAGCCCAAAAGGGCCGTGGCCCAGACTCCACACTTGTCCACATGTCCAACCGGGAAGTGGCGGGCTTGCAGGCGCTTGCTCAGAAGCATGGTGGTCAACTCAGTGTAAACCCTGATACCGGACTCCCTGAAGCGGGATTCTTGGACAACCTCCTGCCAATGGTTGCAGGTGCTGGACTGACCTATTTCAGCGGTGGAGCAATTAACCCCTTGATGGCTGGCGGCATCATTGGCGGCATTACCGCGCTGGACTCCAAAGACCTGAGCAAGGGCTTGGTAGCTGGCCTCGGTGCGTACGGCGGCTCTGGCATGGTGGGTGGCTTGGCTGGTTTGGGTGCGGCAGGTGCAGCGGAGTACGGGCCTACGATGGCAGGTGCTTCTGATGCAGTCAGGAATGCGGCGGTTGAGCAAGCAGTTGCTGATGGTACATATCAGTCGGCGGTAGGCGCGGGAGCAAGTAACTTTGTGGATGCCCCTATGTCTTCTTTGTCCGCTCTTGGCGGCGGCAGCGCAATCAAAGGCAGTCTTCCCATCTTGGCGGGCTTGGCTCCTGCTGCGGCTGAAGCATTTGATGAAGAAGACGAAGACAAGCCACCAGAGCAACACAAGGGCTACATCCGCAAGTACGCATTTGACCCCGTTACTGGGCAGTACAAGCAAGTGGGTGTGTATGAGGCTGGCGGTGACCCCAATGTCGATGTGTCAGCTAAGGCCGGTACAGCAGGCTCGTACGGCGGCGTGGGCCAGTCTGAGTATGAATCAGCGCAGGGTATGGCTGAAGGTGGTACAACTGACTCCAGCCGCATCTATGACTACCTGATGGGTCGTGGGCCTAACCCCATGCAGTTTACACACACCACCTCCCCACAGGTGGACTACAGCGCATACATGCCCAAGCCCATTACACCAACCACGCCTATTTTGG